CAAAGGTGATGTTGAAACTACTGGGAGCGATTCTCAGTTAGATTTGTCAGGCGTTCTCGAATCCCTAAACAATCATTTTCCCAACATTTGAGGTTAATACAATGAGTCAAGAACTCAACCAAATTAACGAACAAATTGCCAAAGTAGGTGGTGCGTTCGAAGAAATGAAGAAGACACAAGACGCCCTTGATGCAAAGATGGCGGCTGGTGAAGCAGGTCAAGCGGAATTAAAAGAGAAGCTTGATAGAATCGACGAGAGCATGAGTGCGGCTCTTGAAATGAAAAAGTCTATTGAAGAGACTCAAGCTTACGTTAAAAGAATGGGTGGCCAAACTTTGGCAGACCAACTTGAGAACGAAGGCACAGACGCTAAAGCTTTTCAAAGCGGTATGCAGAAATGGATGGCTAAAGGTATGCCTCACAGCATCGAGACTATCGACTTATCTGAGTCTGAAAAGAAAGCCCTTCAATCTAATATCGACCCTCAAGGTGGATACACTGTAAACCCTTACTATGGCGCGATTGAAAAGAGATTGTTTGACACCTCTCCAGTTCGCTCTGTAGCTTCTCAAGTTACTATCGGGACCAATGAATATGTTGGCTACCATGACGACAATGAGTTCGGTGCTGGTTGGGTTGGCGAGGTTGATACTCGCTCTGAAACTTCTACCGCTGATTTGGGAGAGTTCAGAATCCCTGTTCGTGAGATGTATGCTCGCTTCGTAGTATCTGACAGACTACTTGAAGACAGCTCTTGGAACATCGAGTCTTGGGCTTCTGGCAATGTCGCTGACAAGTTCGGGCGCGTTGAGGCAACTGCTTTCGTATCTGGAAATGGACCTCTTCAGCCTGAAGGTCTTTTGACTGCAACTCAAAAAGGTTCTAATCAAGGCGTTTACACTCGTGGACAAGTTGGCACTTTAACTGCTGCTTCTGCTACTGCTATCGCTACAGATGAGCTTGTTACTTTGAGAGGTTTCTTGAAATCTGGCTATAGAGGCAACGCTTACTTTGCTTATAACCGCAACACTGAAGCGGCTATCCGTAAGCTTAAAGATGGTCAAGGCAACTACATCTGGCAACCTTCTTATCAAGCTGGTGAAGCTGATATGTTGTTAGGTCAAAGAACTATCATCTTCGAAGATATGCCAGACATCGCAACTGGTGCTTTGAGTGTTGTTCTTGCTGACTTCCGCGACTGTTACCAAATCGTTGATCGTGCTGGTATGTCTACTTTGAAAGACCCATACACTCAAGCTGTGAATGGCAGAACTGTTTACCATATGCGCAAGCGTGTTGGTGGTGGTTTCAAATCTTTCGACTCAATCAAATACTTAAAACAAGGTTAATCTAATGTTAAAAGAACTTAAAAGCACAATTAAAAGTGAGGTCGCCATTGCTCCAGTGGCGGCCACTGGTGACATCAACGGCATTGAAATCGACCTTAAAGATTTTGACGCTTGCACTTTCGTAGGCTTGGGTGATGGTACTGCCATTGGCACTATCAAAATTCAAGAGTCTGACACTTCTGGTTCTGGTTATGCTGACGCGGTTGCCGCTGACGTATTCGGAACTCAAGACGAAGCAATCAACGCTTCTGACACTGTTAAGACTCTAGCATACTTAGGCTCTAAAAGATACGTTCGTCTAGTTTGGACCAACGGCACAAACGGAGACGTTGCCGCTGTTGCTCAACTAGGTTGCGCTCACTTGAGCCCAGTATCTGGTAACTAATGAAGGTTAAAGCCTTAGATGATGTGACGTATTCATTAAATGGGTACGTCACTTTAAAAGCAAGTAAAGGGGAGGTTGTAGACCTCCCTGAAGCTGATGCTGAACGTATGATAAAGCATAAGTTTTTCGCAAGAGAGACTAAAGCTAGAACACCAAAGAAAGAGACTAAAGTTGAAAAGCAAAGTAACGACTCAGCCGACAACTGAACCTGTTTCTTTAGAAGAGGTTAAGGCATCCTTACGCATAACGGACACAAACGAGGATGCCTTAATCACTCAATACATTAAAGACGCCCGCGTATATGCTGAGAACTTCACAGGGCGCAAGTTCATCACTCAGACCCTTACAGGCTATGTGAATAACTTCTACTCAAAGAAAGATAGCTGGTTCAATGGCTTCCGCATTGGGTCAGAGGTTGAGGTTTTCGGTCAAGGCGGTCGATACCTGCAGCTAGACTGGGGACCATGCCAAAGCATCACCCAAGTTGATACAATAGACATCGACAACACAGAAACAGTTTATGCTTCATCTAATTATTATTTAGACAACTATGATGATGACGTGAATCCTAGAGTGGTTATAAACGACAATACAACCATTGTAAATACTTCCTTACGCTCTCATGATGCGGTCAAGGTAACCTTTATAGCGGGTTATGGCTCTAACGCCTCAGACGTTCCCGCGGCACTTAGAAGGGCCATCATTTTAATGGCTTCTCATTTATATGAGCACAGGGGCGCTTGTGATGGCCAGTGTGCTAAAGACTCAGGAGCAAACGCTTACTTGGAGCAATATAAAATTGAGTCTGTGTCGATCTAAATTTGATGCTCTTGTAACTGTTTATTCCAGAAACCTAGCCAATGATGGCGCGGGTGGTCAGACAAAGACTTGGACCCAAAAGGCTCAGGTTTGGTGTATGATAGACGAGGGGACTGCCTCTGAAAGTTTGAGTAGAGACGGACTTGAGACACAAAGGGGCACAGTTTTTTTTACTAGCTACAGAACAGACTTAGACGTTAAAGATAGGCTTTCTTTAGATGGTAATGACTTCAACGTGACATCACTTAAACGAGTGGATAAGAAAAGGCGTCCAAGTTATAGAGGCGAATTTATACGAATAGACACTGACTCTAGTGTATGGTTTTCAACCTGATGGCCTCTATTAGTTTATTTGTTCAAGGTCATGACCACTTAGAAAAGAAGTATCTAAGAAGGATTCAGAACGTAGGCAAGGCGACCGACCAAGAGCTTTCCATGATTGGGAAGATACTCAAAGCCTATGCGACTAAGAAGATTAAGACTATAACAGGGAACAGGCGCGAAACTAGGTATGGACCTAAAAGGACTGTGACTGTTTCTAATAATGGCGCTTACCCCAACCATGACAGGGGAAGATTGGTAAAAGGCTTGAGGGCTTTCAGGTCTAGGTCTGGGGTTCTGCAATTTCAATCAAGAGCCCCTTATGCTTTAGACCTAGAGTTCGGCACTCGCAAGATGGCGGCCAGACCATACATGAGAAGAACATTGAAAGCCAATCGAAAAGTCATAAGGGCTTTATTGGCGAAAGGTGTAAAACGTGCACTCTGATATTCTAACCAAGGCAGTATCTAGGGCTTTAGCTGATGCTAATATATCGGCTTTGGTGGGGACAAAGGTTTACAATCACGTTCCAAAAGACACCGCGCCTCCATACTTGAGAATCCAATGGGGTGAAGTTCAAGTATTGCCAGACAAGACAGACTTGTTCTCTGAAGGGCAACTGACTTTTGACTATTGGACCGACCAAGATGGGGACAAAGAGGTGCTGGATATGGTGGACCATATCAAGTCCGCTTTCCATAAAATACCGCTGGTATTAACAGAAGGGAGCACAAATTTACTGATGCTCTTAGATAACTACAATACTTTTCTTGAAGGTGATGGTCTTTCCCATCACGGAATCATCACTTTTAACTTGCTAATAGAGGAATAAAAAATGGCTAAGTACATCGGTAATGACATGGTCTTGAAGATCATGAACACAACCTACCAAACAATCGCGGGATGTTTATCTCACACATTGACTATTAACAATGAAGTTATCGACGTATCAGATAAAGACTCAAATAGATGGTCTGATAAAATCAGTGCAGGGCAACGCTCTCTTGCTGTGTCTTTCAATGGTTGGGTTTCAGACGATGCTCAATTCGCTCTGATGGAAGCGGCCGCAGAGGGTGACACTATTGTTGACCTTCAACTAGCTTATGGCAATGGAAAAACTGTAACTGGAAACTTCCATGTTGATTCTTTCGAATACACTGGCGAGTACAACGGAGCACAAGCTTTTAGTTGTACACTAAGCAACGATGGAGTCCCAACATTTGCCTAATCAAGCCCGAGCCTCATATACAATCAAAATCGGTGAGTCTGAGTACACGCTCAGGCCCACCTTTGAGGCTATTATGGAGTTTCAAGATAAGGCAGGTATGGGAGTATTTGAGGGCATTACCTGCCTAGAAGGTAAGCCCGATATTAAAGTTGTGGTTGCCGCTGTTTGGGCAGGTATTAAAGGCGAGTATGCTTTTCAAGGCAATGCTATGTCATGCCCATCTTTTGAGCAGATAGGACATGAGATTATGGATTTTGGCGTCAGCAAAGTTGTGTTTGAAGCTTTCGCTTTTTTACAGAGGGCAACAACTCCAGAAGAACAAAAAAAAAGTTTAGAGGAAAGTCTGATGAGGCTAAAAGAGTTAGCTTTAAAGATGCAGACAGAAGCTGTCAGTGGTGGAGGTTTCCCAGCCAGCTAATTAAAAACCATGGTTTTAGGCCGTCTGATGCTTGGAACTTCACATTGAAAGAATACCATAATTTGATAAGATGTGACCAAGACCAACCTGAAATCGACCCTTCGCGCATGAACAACGAAACAATTAGACAAATTGAAATGCGCCACGAGGCCAATAGGAAAAAATAATGGCAAAGGTTGATGAGCTAATTGTCGAGATAAAGGGCGACATAAAAGACCTCACTAAGAAACTAGAGGAGGCTACAAAGAAAACTTCAGAGTCATCTGAAAAGATGTCAGGCTCATTTAATAAGGCAACAAGTGCTCTAGGTTCTGTTAAGCTAGCTATGGGGGCATTCGCTGGCGCTGCTGCCGCTGTTACTGCTGCCGCTGGCGGTGTAGCTATAGCAATGAATAAGGTTGCTGATATAGTCAGCGAAAGCAACCTAGGCAAGAAGATAAGGATAAACACCGAGAGGTTTCAAGAACTTTCTTTTGCGGCCAAAACAGTTGGGATTGATTCAGAAGGTTTAGCCGATGCAATCAAAGACCTAAGTGTCAAAATTACAGATACTGCTAAATATGGTGGCGCTTTAACTGATGCACTAGATGGCATAGGTTTGGAAGCTAAAGACCTAGCTCAACTTTCTCCAGAAGAGCAATTCTTAGCTTTTGCTGATGCTATCAAAGACGCTAACGCAGCCGCTGGTGATTTTGCCGCTGATGAAGTGAATGATGCAATGTACCAGATGCTTCCTTTGTTGCGACAAGGCTCTGAAGGGATGGAAGAGTTAGCAATGAAGGCTAGGCGTCTTGGCGTTGTTATAAGCTCTGATGAAATGAAAGGGTTTGAGCAATTAAACCAAACTTATATAGAAGTGAAAGCTAGTATGGCTGGCGTTGTTAATGCTATGCTGGTTGGCCTTCAACCTGCTTTAGAAGGTGTTATGGAACTAGCGAAAGGTGTGAATGAGGAATTAGCTAGACTTAACAGAACGGCAGAGGACCAAGCTTATATAGTCGACGCTAGCATTGAACCGATGCACAAGCTGAAGAAGGCTTTAGAAGAGGAACACGCATCACTCCAAAGAATCGTTAAGTCAATGCTTGCTGTTAATGAACAAGATGAAGGCTTTCAAGAAAACCTTAGGGCAACACAGGCTAGGGCTAGGGAAGTAGCTGCCGCTTTGAATGATGTAAATACTAAGCTTGAAGAGTTGAACGCACTGGGACCGATGCAAGGCCCAGAAGGTAAGCCAAAAGAGCAGGATCAAGGCTTGTTGGAAAAATCAATCTTAGAGAACCAACCTTCAACCACAGTTCCAGAACAGGGGATGCTTGAGTCTGAAATAGAGAGAGCCCAAGACTTCTATGAGCAATTAGAGCTTGCAGAGGCTGAGTCTCTGGAAAGAAGAAAGATTTTGGAACAGCAATATCTTCAAGAGTCTATAGAGGCTGACAAGGCTGCTAAGGAAGCTAAAAAACAACTTGATGAGCAATTAGCTAAAGACAAAATGAAGATTCAAAAAGGTATGCTCAAAAACCTATCTTCACTAATGAACACTGAAAGCCGAAAAATGTTTGAGGTAGGAAAGGCGGCTTCTATTGCAATGGCAACAAAAGACATGTATGAATCGGCTCAGTCTTCATATAAGTTTGGCTCTAGTATCGGAGGCCCACCAGTTGGGGCTGCTTTTGCTGCTACAGCGGTCGCGGCTGGCCTAAACAACATCAACAACATAAGGAACACCAAGTTTGGCTCTGCTGGTGCTGGGGCTGCTTCAACTGGGGGTGCGGCTGGTGCCGGCTTTGCTGGTGGCGGTGGCCAGCAAACTGAAACGATAGAGAGGACAGATGTGATTGTAAACCTTGTAGGCGATAACTTTGGCGGTGATGGCGTGGTGAATCTAATAGACAGGCTAAACGATGCCGTTGGTGATGGTGCAACTTTGAGGGCGACACAGCTTGGCTAATCAATCAAGAGTATTATATGAGAGCAACCTTGTAGAAGGTGTATCTAGTGTTGCGTATAGCGGCACAGAGATAAGCGGTTTTGAAAAGGAGAACGCTTACGACTATCTAGACTTCTCCACCTTTAAGCCTCAAGTCAGCGCAACTACAAACTTGGACTTTACTATGAGTTCAGATAAGCAAATAAGCTCTATAGGGATGTTTATCAAGAAAGTGGGCGGTTCTGGACTTAATATTGTTTTGAAATATGAGTCCTCCCCTTCCACTTATACAACGCTTGGAACCTACAATGATGTTGACGGAGATTTGACTTTTAACACATTCGGTCAGGTAACTGTTTCATCTGGCAGAAACATAAGGCTAGAAATAACCTCAGATGCCACTCAATACGAGATAAGACAAATAATAGTAGGGCCTTATCTTGAGTTCGAGCGCGGTCAATATGTAGGCGTTAACCCACCAACCATGATACAAGGCAGGGTTTTAAACAATTCTATTTCTGTAAATGGTGCTCTTATCGGTTCAACTGTTAAAAGGGAAAAGGTCACAACTAGAATAGAACAAGAGTTTCTGACTGAAAGTTGGGCTCGTTCAAGTTGGGAGGCTTTCTCCAATAGAGCATCAAGCGGCAAGGGTTTCTTCTACCAATGGAACCCAACCCAATACCCTAGTGAGGTTGTTTACTGCATGGCTCAAAAGGTAGACGCACCTGAGAACATAAGCCCAACTCCTTTGATGAGAGCAGGACTAACCGCTATCTGTAGGCAACCTGACGAATGATTGACATACCTTGCCAGAAAGTTAAGATAGGCAGAGTTACTACTGTTATAGGTGATTCTGTGGAAAACTGGAAAGACATAGAAGGTTTTGAAGGGTGCTATCAAGTTTCTGACTTAGGTAGAGTTCGCTCTTTAGATAGAATGGTTCCCTACAAAATAAAAGGGGAGTTTAGAATATCAAAAGGTAAAGTTTTAAAATCGTGCCCAAATTCTCAGGGGTATTGCGTTAATGTTTTAACTAAGGAAAATGTTAGAACTACTTTCATGACACATAATTTGGTAGCTCATCACTTCTTAGGTGAAAGGCCAAATAACCTAGTTATTGACCACTTAGATGGGAACCCTAGAAATAATAGGGCCGATAACTTAGAATATGTTTCTTTTGCAGAAAATGTTTGGAGAGGGAAAAGTGGCTCTAAAAGAAAGGGCAAGGCTTCAAAGCATAGGTTTATAACATATAGCAAAAATAGGGTTGGTAAAAAAAAGTGGTGTGCGCAAATAAGAAGAAATGGCAAACTGTTCAATTCAAACTATGTTGAGTCTGAAGAATTAGCTTTAGTTGAGCTTGAGAGATTAAAGGAAAGGTTTTTTTAATTGGTTTATTCTGTTCAAAAAGCCAAAGCAGGTAAAGAACCTGTACAGATCCTTGAAATAGATGTCAGGGCTTGCTCGCTTACTTATGGAACTGGAGCCTGTACCGCTTCAGGCGCGGCAGGGACAGAGTGTTTTAACTCGTTCGCTACTTGTCAGGACCAAGGCAACTATGCCAACGCCACAAAGACTTTTAGATTTAGCTCAGTCCCTTTGGATGGCCTTCAGGGTACTGGTGACGCGCCAACATTTCCAACCCTTGTGGGGGTATCCACAACGCCCACAGTTTTAACCCCTGCAAAGGGTTTCGGTATTCGCTCCAAGGTAACTGTGAACCTGATGGATATGCCCTGGTCAGATGTAGGCATTGATAAGTACAGAGATAATAGAACTTATAACCCACTAGAGCAAGGCTCGTTTTGGTCTAAGTTCATGTCACGTTGGCCTTTCTATGAGAACAACGAGATAAGAATAAAGACAGGTTATTTAGATGACAACGGAAACTATGACGCTTCTAACTTCATAACCAGAACATATTTTCTTGATACGATTGCAGGACCAGATAAAAACGGCAGGGTTTCAATAGTTGGAAAGGACATTCTAAAGTTTGCTGATGGTGAGAAGGCTAATATCCCAAGCCAGTCACAGGCAACCCTTTTGACTGACATAACGGCAGGGGCAACAAGCTTTGACATAGTTGACCCACAAAGCCAGATTGTGAGTGGTGATTATATAAGGGTAGACGAAGAGACTATGCTTATCACTAACAGGGTAGGCGACACTTTGACAGTGACTAGAGCCGCTATGCCTTCAGTTTATAGCGGAAAGATGACGGCAGAAGAGCACAGCGAGGGCTCAACTGTTCAGCATTGCCACTTCTTTAACGCGGAACAAGTAGACGACATTTTATATTACTTATTGAATACAGGCGCGGGTATTCCTGCCTCATATCTCCCAACCAGTGAATGGCAAGACACTATCGACTTTGGGCTAGAGAATTATCTATTTACAGCATTAATCACAGAGCCAACTCCTGTAAAGGACTTGGTGAAGGAACTAACTGAACATTCAATTTTGGTATGGTATGATGAGCGAGAACAGAAAGTCAAAATGGATTCCATCATGTGGCGGGCGGTTGATTATGGGCCTTTCAATGATGACTCTCATATCATTGCTGATTCTGTTGGTGTTGCTCGTGATGACAAAAGCCGCTTTTCTCAGGCTTGGCTGCATTATGGGCTTAGAACCCCAGTATCAGAAATGGATGAACTAAAGAACTATGCCGCTGTCAAACTTACCGCAGACCTAGACGCTGAAGGGGTGAACGAATACGACCAGTCAAAGATTAGAAAAATCTTCAGTAGGTGGTTGCCGCTTGAGAAACAAAATGTAGCTTCTGAGATTGCTAACCGCTTAGTCAACTATTATCGAGACACCAAGAACGCCATCACTTTCAGCTTTGAACCTAAAGACGACTCAGCTTGGACTGGTGACAGGCTAGAGCTTGCGACTCGTTTAATCCAAGACCAGTTCGGAGCAACGTCTCTGAGAGAGTACAGGGTTATTTCTGTACGCGAAAGATTCAGCAAAGGTATTGTAAGCTATGACTACACAGCACACAGCACAGGCGGTATTTATGAGGGCTCAGTGAGTCGTTATGGAGTTATCACTCCTAACTCAATGGGAGATTACCCAAGTGAAACACTGGAGAATAAATCGCGTTATGCCTTTGTCGCTTATGATGACCGAGGCGATGGAAACGAAGGTTTCCCAACTTTAGACAGACCCTATTTAGTATTATAAAAAAACCATGGCTTACGTTGTTATAGCTCCCTCAAGATATGATGCAGAGTCTCCTATTACTGAGTCTCTAATGTCTGACATCATTGGCAATATAACCGATGTGAATGATAGGCTTGTAGGCCAAGAACCAAACACAACCCTTACAGGCTCAGGAACTTACACTGTCCCAGTCGGAGTTTCTAAGTTAAGAGTGCTCTTGGTAAGTGGCGGTGGAGGCGGTGGAGGTGGCCTTTATATTTTAAATGGAGCTTCTTACGATCCGGGACCGGGAGGCGATGGAGGCGGTGGCGGTGTTGTTTTAGAATACATTAATTCTGTCACAGGTGGGGCTTCACTTTCCTATTCTTGTGGTGCTGGTGGCGCTGGTGGAAATGGCTCGACTCCCGGTACTCAAGGAACAAGTGGGGCCGCTGGAGGGGTCACTACATTTGACGGAACTAGCACACCAACATATAATAATATTGGGTCTAATCAAGATGGCTCTGGCGGTGGTGGCGGTGTTAATGCTTCTGGATCTGACGCCTCACCTAGAACTGGTTCAGCTTTTTATGGACCTCTTGCAACTGGTGGAACTGGTAACGGATCTGGAGGTGGCGGTGGGGCTGGGGCTTCATTTGGCTATAATATTGCTCTTGATGCTTTTGGAGCTAGAAGTGGATATTCTGGCGGCAATGGGGGAAATGCTACAGCAAACGGATCGAATGGTGGAACTGCATCTGGTGGGGGTGCTGGTGGGGGTGGTTCATTTGGAGGGTCAGGCGGCAATGGTGGCGCGGGGTTCATTATGATTTGGGAGATTGGATAAAATGGCTCACTTTGCAAAAATAGTAGATGGTAAGATTGAAAACGTTATCGTTGTCAAAAATGAAGATTGTGCAGGCGGTGACTTCCCTGCTTCTGAACCTGTAGGGCAAGGCTTTATTGACTCGCTTGGGATGGATGGCCTATGGCTACAAACAAGCTATAACAAGAACTTCAGAGGGCAATTTGCTGGAGTTGGAATGTCATATGATGAGACTAAAAATGTCTTTCATGGTCCCGCGCCTTTCCCAAGTTGGACTTTGAACAGTGATGGACTTTTCGACCCTCCAACCCCAATGCCAGAAGGCGATGGATGGACTTGGGACGAGCCAAATTTACAATGGACGCAAGCGGAATAGAATAAACCTATGGCTGATAAATTTGAAATATACACAGAAAGCTTAGACGGTCCTGCTACTGGAATCGCTAGCGTTACACCTCACGACACGAACGACTTAGCCCAAGCTTCAAGGGCTATCTATGTCGGTGGGGCGGGTGACGTTGCTGTTGAAATGGTGGACGGCTCAAGCGCAACTCTGGTCGGTGTTACTGCTGGGTTCTTGTTGCCGATTAGAGTCAACAAGGTTCTAGCCACAGGAACAACCGCAACCAATATAGTTTCACTCTCATGAAGTTTGGGATTGGAATCTCTGTAGTTGCGGCTTTAAAGTCAGCCGTTGCAACTGTATTTAATTCTCTTTTGTTAGAGAATGGCAACGACTTAGAACTTGAAGATGGAAACATTTTAGAATTAGAATAATATGGCATCAACTAAACTCACAGCTTTACCTTCTGCAACTTCCCTAGCTGGTTCTGACCTCATCTATGTGGTTGAAGGGGGAGTAAGCAAGAGTATCACCAAAGATGTTTTTATCTCTCAGCTTACACTTGAGAAAAGAACCTCTGATTATGCCGCAAACGCTACAAACTCGGGAAGGGTTTGGACTAGGACCGATACTGGAGAAGTCAAGACGATTGCTGAAAGAATAACATCTCCTTCGGGATCATGGTCAGCGGGTGGCGCTCTAAGTGCGGCGGCAAGGTATCAAGCGGCCTTCGGGCTTCAAGGTGACGCTGTTTCTGCTGGTGGCGCTGAGGCGGTAACTCAGTCAATTAACACGACCCAAGAGTATAACGGAACAAGCTGGAGCGCTGGAAATAACATGGCCGCAGGAAGGGATCAAGCCGCTGGATCTTCACAAACTAAATCCACTGGCTTTTTAGCTGGGGGAAGAAACTCATCTAATACCGACTTGGCAAGTTCTGAGGAGTTTGACGGAACAAACTATACGGCAGGTGGGAACTTATCGACAGCAAGGTATGAATCCCCCAGTGTTGGCGACACTTCAGACGCTAAAATAATCGGTGGCGTCAGTGGAGCTTCTACATTTTTAAGCTCAGTTGAGGACTATGACGGCACAAACTGGTCAGCAGGTACAGCCGCAACTGCCGTAGTTGCGTATTCCAAGGGTTCGGCTGGTACAACTTCAGATTGCATTGTCCTGAGAGGGTTGATAGGAAGTGGATCTTATAGCACAGGCACTTATGAGTGGAATGGAACAAGCTGGAGCGCTGGTGGAGCAATAACAAACGCCTATTCTTGGAACTATGTTTGTGGTCCAACTAGGGCAACTGGTTTTTATGCTGGTGGATATGATGGAACAACTAGAGCAACCGCTGAATCATATGATGGAACTAGCTGGAGTGCTGAGGCTAGTCTTTCTCAGCAAAGGTATTCGGTTGGCGGGGCAGGTACTCAAACAGCGGCTACATTTTTCGGTGGAAATGACAGTGGTGGTGGTGGGCTTCTTAGTTCAACTGAAGAGTTTACAGCTTCGGGGACAACTGTTTATGAACTCAAAACCTTTACTTTAACATAAGGCTAAGACGATGACAGAGCAAAGGGCAGTTGTTAGCAATACGACAAGCATAGTTTTGGCTATTGGAACGGACAAAGGTCATGGTGGAGAGGATTATCACGGGGTTGGCACTTGGACCAACTACACGTTTACAAACACTTTCACTCCAAGCCAATCTTTAAGAGACAAGGCATCTGAGAATAATTACAATGGCAGTTTGCTAATTGAGGACAACGGTAGTATACGTTTAATGACTGTTGACGAGGTTCCTACTAATTAATGACTGACATTGAACAAGTTTCCAAGGCTTCACTTCAGAGTTTAAAAGATGCAAATTTTCTAGGCTCTGAGGATTTAGCTTTTATTCAAGATAACCTAGAGTTTTCTCAAGAGCATTTTGAAAAGCGTCAAATATGGCGTGATGAAGTGGACATGCGGGTATCTGTTTTGAATGACAGAAAGCACCCAACCAAAGCGGCTAAATACTGGCAAGCCAATCGAGAATACTCTGTTTTTTATGAGCAGTTGACTATGTTAGCATTCGATTATCAAGAGACTTGCATTGATATTGAAGAGATAGAGAACAAGTTGACAGAAGAAGACGACGAATTTAAGTTGAAAAGGCTTGGCGTTGAACTTCAGAGGAAGCTTTATTTAAAAAGAAATCAAGAACTACAGTCTAAAGACAGGGTTAGAGAGCTTAGATTGTGGAAAGACATAATGACCGAGCTAGACGATGGCTCTTTTAACACTCAAGACTCAAGCGATCATAAAGCACTAAGCTTGGTCAAAGCAGACTTGCTTCATGTTATGCAGGTTGAGAACAAACAGATACAGCTAAGTCAGGGTGAGATGGCCAATCTCTATGGAAGATGTCAAACAGGCTTGAAGTATGCAGAGGACAAAGGCATTTTGGAAGATGTTGTCTCTGTATTGCCAGAAGCCTCAAAAGTCCCTACAATGGGGGCTCTTGGCTACCAATTAACAGAGGCTTCAGATGGGTGACGTTGTTAGAATAGCAATTCTTGACGATAGAGAAATCGACACAAGTGTAGTCGGTAGAATACGTTCTATCAACGATGCAAACACAGACATTCATGGTATTAGCTTAGGGTGGTAATATGGCGGCACAAAGATTAAAAGGTAAATTGATTGTAAGCGTCCCAAAGGATGCTATTCAGAAAAAGACTAAGAAATCATGATTAAAGTTCTAGCTCTCGATGACCAGAAACAGCAACTTGAATGCTTGGCCTTAAATATTAAGGTCTATAACAAGAAGCAGGAAAGCGATAGTGATATGATTGCTTTTGACTTTGAGACCGATTACAAAAGTTATATCGAGAGAATGGATGACTCTTATGATATAGCTTTAATCGACATAGACTTGAAACAACCTGATGTAAATGGGTTTCAAGTAGCACAGCAACTATATGAGAAGTTTGGGTCAAAGCTAATCTATATTATGTGCTCTTCATTGGTTAAAGATAATGAGGATTATGAAAGCCTTTTGCCTAAGACTTTTAAGAACATTGCTTCTGAACT